AGGTTGATGAGGCCGGAATATCTAGGTGGAGGTTCGACCGGGATTTACCTGACACCGGTCGCGCAGACGAACGATAAGAGTGGAGATCCGTTGGGGATGCTGGGAGCCTATGGCGTAGCGCAAGGCTCCGGGATGGGCTTCACGAGAAGTTTCGTAGAGCACAGCATAATAATCGGCCTTGTAGCTTCAAGGGCGGACATAAACTATCAGCAGGGTCTTCCGAGAATGTTCTCGAGGTTGACGAGATGGGACTTCGCTTGGCCGGCGCTGATGCACCTAGGTGAGCAAGCGGTATTGAACAAGGAGATATTCGCGGATGCATCGGCGGCGGATGAGCTGACGTTTGGGTTCCAGGAGAGGTTCGCAGAGTACCGGTATAAGCCGAGTACGATAACGGGTCAGTTCAGATCGAATGTGGGTGCGCCATTGGACGCATGGCATCTGGCGCAGGACTTTGCAGGGCTACCGGTACTGGACGCTTCGTTCATCGTCGAGAATCCGCCATTCGATAGAATTGTGGCGGTGACGACGGAGCCGGACTTCCTGTTCGACGCATTCTTCGATTTGAAGTGTGCTAGGCCGATGCCGACGTTCTCGGTACCCGGCCAGATAGATCACTTCTAATGGCGGTGGCGGCAGCGGTAGCGGGTGGAGCCGTTTCGGCCGGTGGCGGCCTAATAGGAACGGGTCTTCAGTATGCGCTTAACAAGAAGTTGCAGCAGAGGTCATTCGATTTTCAAGAGAGGATGTCTAATACTGCTTATCAGAGGTCGATCCAGGATCTGCGTCTCGCGGGTCTCAATCCTATCCTCGCGGCGAAGTTCGGAGGAGGAGCTACGACGCCGCCTGGTGCGGCGTCATCTATTCAAATGCAGGCGGTGGATTTGCTGGGGTCGGCGAAGAAAGTTGACGAAATAAGTCTTGTAAGAGACCAGTCAAGAAATCTGATAGAGCATACGCGGAAGCTAGGAATGGAAAATAATATTCTCGACGAGCAGTGGAAACAGAGCATACTGGAGACGCAGAGACAAAAGCTCGGAATGCATTCAGCGATATCGCAGGGCGAGTTCGACGCATCAAGAGCGGGTCAGATTCTGAGGAAAGCGGTCCGAATAGGTGAGGCGCTGCCGAGTTTTCCGAGGTTGAACCTGAACCTGAATCTTCTGAGGCAAAGGCCGGGGAAGAACATGAGGAGAGTAAAGTGAGAGCATCGATGGAAGGAAGAGGAAGAGTAAAACTGGTGTTCCCTGAGGGTGAGGGACGAACGAAGCAGGCAGGCTCTCAGGACGTCGATATCAACAAGATCATGGACAAGCACCGGTCCACGGGCTTTGTGACCCATGTGCAGTTGGGTACCCCCGTTTACGGGGATTTCTCGACGGAGTTGAGCTACCAGGAATCGCGGAATCATTTGATAAACGCGGAAACGTTGTTCCTTTCCCTACCTGCCAGGGTGAGAAACAAATGCGAGAATGATCCGGCAAAACTCATAACACTGATGGAGACTGCGACTCCAGAAGAACTAGTTGAACTGGGGCTAAAGAACCCCGTTTCAGAGAAGCCGGTGATTCCGCCTGACCAGAGGTCGGACCCTCCGAAAGAGGAGGGAGACCTCCCCACCAATTAGCTTACTAGATGTTAATTGGTGGGACTGACAGGAATGGTATTCTTGTCAGTCCCTAAAGGCCCCAAAAAAAGGAGAACAGAATGCGACATCGGCGTGGGAGTCGAAAGACGAGTAAGCGGAAGTACGGGAAGAGGGCGTCACAGAGCCATAGCCGCAACGGTCGTAGACCGATGCGGGGAGGGTACAGGCTCTAGGAAGTGACTTGTTATCACCCGATAACGGGTTATAGGCAGTCGGATGGGCGGGTGACCTTCAGTGATAGAGGGTCATCCGCCGTTCTGCCTATGAAAATCTCGTGCGGGCGTTGTCGTGGTTGCCGGCTGGAGCGTTCGCGACAGTGGGCGGTGCGTTGCGTCCACGAGGCGCAAATGCACGAGGAGAACTGCTTTATCACACTGACCTACAGGGAAGAGGAGCTACCGGAAAACGGTTCGCTCGAGGTCAGAGATTGGCAGTTATTCGTAAAGAGAGCTAGAGAGCAGATTGGAAAGTTTAGATACTTTCATTGCGGAGAATATGGCGATCGCTACGGGCGACCTCATTACCATGCAATTCTCTTCGGAAAAAACTTTGACGGAGATAGAGTTCCATTTAAAATGGTGAGAGGTAATATGCTGTACACGTCTGAAGTCCTGGAGAAACTATGGACGCATGGATTCGCGACGGTAGGAGACATGACTTTCAAGTCTGCGGCGTATGTCGCGCGGTACGTCATGAAGAGAGTCACGGGGCCGCAACAGGAGGAACATTACAACGGGCGGAAGCCCGAGTATGTAACGATGTCGAGGAACAAGGGCCTCGGTTCCTCCTGGATAAAAAAGTACGGAGAGGAAACGTATCGAGACGATACGGTTGTCGTAAATGGTGGCAAAATGAGGCCACCGAAATTCTACGATGGTCAGTATGAAATCGACAACCCAGAAGTAATTCAAGCAATCAAAGAAACACGGGTAAAAGAAGGCAATAAGAGAGAGTCAAATAGAACACCTGAAAGGTTGGAAGTAAGAGAGCAAGTAAATAAAGCAAAAATGGATACCTTCAAAAAAAGAGATATAGGAGAAACTAATTAATAATAATAAATGTATAAAAAAGGTTCACTAATAATAACTAATAAAAAGAGGTATAGAAAATTCAATGCAACAGCTAATCTTCACAGTATACGACTCTAAAGCGGAAGCGTATCTACAGCCCTTCTACGCAGTAACCGTGGAGGTTGCAAAAAGGAACATTAGGACGGCGATGAGTGACGCAAGTCACCAGTTCAGCTTGTACCCAGGGGATTACACACTATTCGAGATAGGTTCCTTTAGCGACGCGACAGGGAACCTGGAAAGACTCGAAGCAAAAGTTAATCATGGAACGGCCTTGGAACTAGGCCGAGCGAGAGGGCAGGTCGATGGGAACTAAAAAGGGTGTAACCGAAGCACAGCACGCGTTCGCGGTGATTCCGAAGCCGGTACTGGAAAGGTCGACATTCAACAGGAGTTGCGGAGTGAAGACGACGTTCAACTCAGGAGAGTTGATACCGATCTTCGTGGACGAAGCGTTGCCAGGGGACACGTTCACTATGCAGATGTCGCTATTCGCCAGGATAGCGACTCTGGTGTTCCCAATAATGGATAACGTCTACATGGACGTTTTCTTTTTCTCCGTCCCGATGCGGTTGCTTTGGGATAATTGGGAAAAATTTAATGGCGCACAGGATGATCCGGGCGATTCAACGGACTTTACGATACCGCAAATGGTGTCGTCGGCGTCCGGAGGACATCTACCGAACTCGCTGAGCGATTATCTGGGGATACCTACGAATATCAATTCGCTTACGCACTCATCGATGTTCCATCGAGCGTATAACTTCGTGTGGAATGAGTGGTTCAGGGACCAGAATCTTCAGAACAAGCTTACGGTCGACAAAGACGATGGTCCGGATGACCCGCTTGACTATATTGGCGTGCAAAAACGTGGGAAGAGGCACGACTATTTTACGTCGTGTTTGCCGTTCGTTCAGAAAGGAGAAGCGGTAACGCTACCGCTGGGAACTTCAGCGCCGGTGGTATCGGATGGAGACGGAGAACCGCGGTTCAATATGGGTCCGGTTACGGATGTTTCACTAACTGGAACAGCAGTTTCAGGGGATGCGTTCTTCTCAGCAGCAGACACGTCGAATCAAGACATGACGTGGAATGCTCCTAAGTTGAAGGCGGATCTGTCGCTCGCAGCAGCGGCGACGATAAACGCCTTGAGAACGGCGTTTCAGATTCAGAGATTGTATGAGCGGGACGCGAGAGGAGGAACGAGATATACGGAAATCTTGAAAGCTCATTTCAACGTGTCGTCGCCTGACGAAAGGTTGATGAGGCCGGAATATCTAGGTGGAGGTTCGACCGGGATTTACCTGACACCGGTCGCGCAGACGAACGATAAGAGTGGAGATCCGTTGGGGATGCTGGGAGCCTATGGCGTAGCGCAAGGCTCCGGGATGGGCTTCACG